CCCGCCAAATGCCGCAGCGTGGTCAAAGCCGCCCGAGCCTACTTGTCCGCAAGCGGGGAATGGGATGTTCCCTGCCGATTCGATCTTGTCTGCGTCCGTGACGCGGGCGCAACCTTCGAACTGGATTATTACCGCCATGTCTTTGACATCTCCGAAATTATGGGTAGTGGCGACGCCGCTTGGCAACCCTGGTGATCTTTCTCCCCGTGCGCGGGAAGTGCTGGAAGGCGCGGATATGGTCCTTGCGGAAGATACCCGCCGGGCGGGGCTGCTGTGCCAGCGCTGTGGGGTGAAAGCCAAGCGGTTCATGAGTTTTCATGACCATAACGAAGAGAGCAAGCTGGACGAAGTGCTGGGCCTGTTGAATGGAGGCCGGACGCTTGCGCTTATTTCCGACGCCGGGCTGCCGTTGGTGGCTGACCCCGGCTACCGGCTGGTCCGGGCCTGCCGCGCGGCGGGGATTCCCGTATCGGTGGTTCCGGGGCCGAGTGCGCCCGTGACGGCGCTCGCCGGGAGCGGCATCGCGCCGCAGCCGTTCGCGTTTTTGGGGTTCCTTCCCCGCAGCCGCTCGGATCAGGAAAAGACGCTGGCGCCCTTTGCCAATCTGGCATTGACGCTTATCTTCTTTGAACGTAAGGACCGATTGAGCGAAACGCTCTCTGCTGCCCATGCTGTGCTCGGCCCACGGGAACTTTGCATTGCCCGCGAACTGACCAAAACGCATGAGGAATACCTTCTCGGGCGGTTGGAGGACGGCGTCCCGGCGGGCGTTGAGTTGCTTGGCGAGATCACGGTGGTGGTCGGACCGGCGGAGGCCGGAGGCGTGACGGACAGGGAAGAGGTGTTTCGCCTCATCGCCGAGGAGCGGGAACTGGGCGGTTCGCCCCGGGACGTTGCGCGCCGGGTGCAGACCCGGACGGCCGGATGGACGGTCAAGAGCATTTACGCGCTGCTGTCCGCAAGGAGGTAAGCTATGAGCGCCAAGAAATCGGGCGGCCCCCTTATTGGGGATAACCGTAAAGCCCGTCATATTTATGAATATCTGGAAACCATTGAAGCGGGTATTTCCTTGACCGGGCCCGAGGTGAAAAGCCTTCGTGCCGGGCAGGTGAACTTCACGGACAGTTATGTGGAGTTCAGGCGCGGCGAAGCGTGGCTGATCGGCCTGCACATTGCCCCGTATACGAATGCCGGGTACGTGGAGCAAAACGCGGACAGGCCCCGCAAACTGCTGATGCACGCACAGGAAATCGCGTCGTTTGCCGCGAAAGTGGAACAAAAGGGCCTGACCGTGGTTCCGTCGAAGCTGTATCTCAAGTACGGGAAGATCAAGGTGGAGTTGGCTCTTGGACGGGGCCGCAAGCTGCACGATCACCGCGTGGAACTGAAGCGCCGTGCCGAGACCCGGGATATGCAGCGCGAATTGCGCGGATAACGGCGCCATCGGGAAGCATGACGGGAAGACGCTTTCGGAGCGCTTCGCCAGCCGTGTTCCCTTTGGGATGTTCACGGGATTGAGGGGTATACGATGGAGGCGGCGTTTGGGAAAGCCCCGCTCATTTCTCGCAAAGGGAAAAATACGGATGCCCTGGGCCGTTTTGCTTGACAGCGTGAGGGTGATCCCGTATAGAGATTCCCGTTGCTACGGCGACCTTTGGGGATGTAGCTCAGCTGGGAGAGCGCAGCGTTCGCATCGCTGAGGCCAGGGGTTCAATCCCCCTCATCTCCACCAGATTTTTGTCTCTAGTAGACGCATAAAGCCTCAAACCACTTGAAAACAAAGGGTTTGGGGCTTTTTGTTTGTCCTATGTAGTCTCACCACACATATGGACATACCGTCATTTTGTCGGTATTTTTGACGGTATTCTAGGGTTCAGGAATTCGGATACCGTCATTTCCTAAAGGCTCTGTCCCGTAAGGGTTTCCTGTCGCCTGACGGTATTTCATGAACCTGCCAGTGTTCCCGATACCGTCAACCGGGAGATACCGCCATGAAGTTATCTGACGTCACGCTGCGGCGTGTGAAGGCTACTGACAAGCCGCAAAAATTTGCGGACGGCGGTGGCCTTTACTTGTATGTGGCTCCTACAGGGGGAAAGCTCTGGCGGATGGACTATCGTTTTGAAGGAAAGCGCAAGACGTTGAGCTTTGGAGCGTACCCCGCCGTCGGGCTGAAGGATGCCCGTGCCCGTCGTGAGGAGGCCAAGGGGCAGATTGCTGCGGGGATAGATCCCGGAGCCCACAAAAAGGCCGCCAAAGAAGCCGCCCGGGCAGATACCGACAGCACTTTTGAGATCGTTGCGCGAGAATGGTTCAACCGTCAAAAGGATGGTTGGGCTGAAAGCCACGCGGGGAAGATTATGGCGCGGCTTGAGAGAGATATTTTCCCAGTACTGGGAGGTCGGCCTGTCTGGGACATAACCGCACCCATGTTGCTGGAAGCGTTGCGCCGTATTGAGAGCCGCGGTGCCGTTGATACGGCGCATAGGGCATTGCAGACCTGTGGACAGGTGTTTCGGTACGCTATTGCGACGGGCCGCGCCGAACAT